GTAGAACGTCTCAGGGTCGACGCCCGAGGCCTCGGCGGCGCTCTTGTGCATCGGGTAGGAGTGGGTGACCAGGTGGCAGTTCCCGGCCAGGGCCAGGTCGACCATGATCCCGAGGCCCTCGGGCGCGACCACGTTGTCCGCTTCCATCGACAGGATCCAGTAGCAGTCGAGCGCCTGGGCCCGTTCGAGGATCGCGTCCCAGCACCGCTTGAACGTGCGGTCCCAGTCCGGCCACGGGTCGAGGTGGCTGACCTCGATGCCGGTCGCCTTGACCCTCTCGAAGTAGGCGAGGCTGCCGCGGGTGTTGTCCACCTGGTAGGCGGACAGGTCGGGGTAGTCGAGAGCGCGGAAGCCCGCCACCCATGCGTCGAGGCTGTATTCCTTGCCGGCGTAGGCGCTAGGTCGGGCAGGCAACAAGTACCCGCCCGGTCGTCTGGGACGACAGTCAAACCACCCCCTTCCTGAAGGCTCGAGGGGCAGCTTCCCCGCGTTGCGCCGTGCGGACCCGGTGGCAGTTGGCACAGACCAGCTCGCACTTCGCGATTTCGGCGAGCACCGTCTCCCACCGTGCGTTCCGCACGAGGTAGGAGATCGGACGTCCAAGACGGTCGCTGGCGATGTGGTCGAAGTCCATCGCTACGGCTGGAAACCGACCTCCACAGTCGGTGCACGGTCCAGCCTTGATCTCCTCGACAGCGGCGATCCTGTCCTTGATCGATACCAATGACCGCAGGTATCCCTTGGAACCGCCTCGCTCAGCGAGCCACGCTCGATGAGTTGCGTTGATCTTGTCCCGGTTGGCGGCCTTCCAGCGAGCGGGATAGGCGTACTTGGCCTGACGGCCAGCCTCAGACAGGTCGCTCATGACATCCTCTGGATGAAGGCGAGGGCGAAGTAGGCCGGCACGATTGCCACCGTCGAGTGGGCCCCGATCGTGTGCGCGTCCGGTTGCGTGAATGCGTGCGTCAGGGTTCCCGACGAGCCGTGATCGCCCGGCGGGGTGAACGCATGCGACAAACCCGAGTGCGTTCCGATGGCCTGGTGCGACAGGCTGGCGACCGAGTGGTCCGCGTGGGTCAGCGTGATCGCCGCATCCGAACCAGTCAGCGATGGGCGGCTGGCGTTGGCGATGCTGGCGAGCGCCTGCGACGGCACCGACACGTCCACCGCCGAGGCAGCGGTCGCGGACGGCACCGACACCGCGTTCGTGGAGGCAATGGTGCCCGAGGGTGCGGATGCATTGGCGACCGAGGCGATGGAGCCCGTGTGCGAGGGGACCGCGAGAGTGTGGGTCGTCGCGGAGGCGGTGTGTCGGGTCGCGGCGGTGGGCGTCGTAAGGAAGCCCGTGTTGATCGACACGAGCGTGCCTGTCAGGGTCGTCGCGGCATTCGTGACAGACCCTGATGGCACCGACACGCCCGCCGTGGAGGCGAACGAGCCGGACGGGGCGGACGCATTGGCCGCAGAGGCATGTGAATGGCTGGGCTGCGAGCCGAGCGCCGAGGCCACTGCGTAGGACGGCACCGACACGTCCGCGCCCGAGGCGTGGGTGTGTGATGCCGACGCCACCGAGTGATCGGCGTGGGTGATCGTGATCGCCGGGTGACTCAGCGCGGCATGCGTCAGATCCGCGTGGTCGCCGATCGACCCACCGTGGGTCAGCCCGGTGTGGTTACCGACCGCGCCGTTGGCGTGTGACAGGGCGGCGTGGTTCGCGATGCTCGCGCCGGTCTGCGTGGCCGACTGCTTGAGGCTGCCCTCGATGTTGGTCTTGGCGGCCCCCGCGTCGTCCTGTGTCGCGCCCACAACGAACTTGTCACGGAGGTCGGGGCCAGGAGCGTTGGCCGTGCCATCGCACAGCTCCCACTCGGGGCTGGGGATCGTGGCGATCGTGCCGGACCACATGATGATCCCGCCCACCGGCACGACGCCGGCGGATTCGCCGATGTGCGCTGCGAGCCATTCGGTCTCGCCGACCAGCGGTCCGGCGGGAGCCTCGTGCGTGATCACGTGGCCAGCGGCTCCTCGAGGACGCCGGAGATCAGACCGGTGGACTTGTCACGCAGGACTCGCCGCATGGTCGGACGCTGGCGCAGCGCCTCGATCGTGTCGGCGACTGGTTGGAGGTCCAGCGCGGGCATGTTCACCACGGGAGCTGGCACGTTGACGATCGGAGCGGCAACGTTCACAACAGGCTCCGGAACGTTGACCACGGGGGCCGGGATCGCCTTGATGGCCGCGATGATCTCCTCGTGCCGCTGCGCAGCCGCCTCCCCGGCGTCCATCGCCGCGACGCTGGCAACCATCCGGGTCGCGTCGTCGAGCGCGGTGTGCGCCAGGTCCAGCGTGTCCTCCCGGGTAGCCCGCTGGGGGTCGGGCTCCGGGAGGACAGGAGCCGCTGGGGCGGCCCCGAGCTGGTCCAGCGGGACCATCTGGGCCTGCATGTAGAGCTTGTCGCCGCCTTCGACGGGTGGCTTGTCCTCGGTAGCACGGGCCTCGTTCGGCTTCAGCACGCCGCCACGCACGCCCTCGCTGTACGCCTGGAACCGCTCGAGCAGCGACACCCGGGCGATCGCGTCGAGGTTGAACCGGAACTGCATTGACGCCCCGGGGTCTGCCACGCCTTCGGGGACGGACAGCAGCCGGTCGTGCTGCGATTCCAGCCGCGAGGCGAGAGGCTGGACGCCGCGCTCCTTGAACCAGCGGTCGTAGGTGTCGGTCGAGGCGAACGACGCCGCGCCGGCCTCCTGGCTGCCGGCCATCGCCGGCGGCACGCCGTACGGCCGGCACAGGTCCTCGACGCCCCACTTGCGTGTGTCGAGCATCTGCGCCTGCTCGGGTGTCGGGGCAAGGCCCGTGATGAACTTGGCGTTGTCGGTCAGCACGCCAATGACGTGCTGGTTCGTGCGGCCGGACATTCCCTCTCTGAGCTTCTCCTTGAACTCTCTCTGCTTCACAGGGTCCATCGGGTAGGGGACCTCGACCCCGAACGACAGCGTCGCGCCCTGGGCGAAGTAGCGACCGGCGTACTCCTCGGCGGCAACCGCGGACCCGATGCTGCGTCGGAGGTTCTCGAGCGGGCTGATGCCGCGCAGCTCGCCGGGTGGACGCATCCAGGTGCCGTGGAGCATCTCGTCGGGACCGACCGTCTTCGAGACCTGGCCGTTCTGGTCGAGGATCTCGTAGCGCAGGCCCTTGATCACCCGCACCCGGGAAGGCGGCAGCGGGATCAGGGCCAGCGGGAAGTGGACCGATCCCACGACGTAGGTGAAGTAGTTGCCCTCGATGAGCAGCGAGATCGAGATCTGCGCGAAGTAGTCGTTGATCGTGTACGTCGGGTCGGCCGGGTTGGGGAGCACCAGCCAGCCTGGCTTCTGGAACTGCTGGAACGACTGCCCGCCGACCTTCAGAGTCACGTCCTTGGGGGCCTGCGAGACGGCCGAGGTGAGCAGGTCGACGCACCGCCAGACCGTCGTCAGGCCGAGCGCGACCCGGCTATTCACGCGCACTCCGGCCGTCGAGGACGGTCCGTCGTCGTGGTCATCCCGGGTGTACCAGTCCGAGACGCTGCCGCGCACCTCTTCGACGCGGCGGGCGAGCACTCCCATCAGGCCCTCCTGGGCGGCACCGCAAGGGCGACACCGATCAAGAGAGCCATGACGGACACAACAGCGATCGCGCCGGCGGGGTGCACGAAGGACGCGACGTAGGCCAATCCAGCGGTGCCGAGCAGGAGGAACGCTCCCTCCAGCCCGACGGCCGAAGCGAGCCACACGACGAGGGATCGGAGGGCGGCGGCGGCGCGCTTCATATGGCGAAGAACTCCGGCTCGCGCTCGGCGGCGTCGGGCATCGTCATAGCTGCCTCGTATGCGAGGACGTCCGCCACTGCCGCATCGATCCGACCTTTGTCGTCGCCCTTCACGAGGACGTACCGGGTCCGCCCGTCTGCCTCGTCATCAGCGAGCCTCACCGCGCGCAGGTGCGCCGCCTTGACGTGCCGATCCGTGAGGGGATGGCCATCATGGGTGTGACTGCCCTCGCGGAGCGCGGTGAGCCAGCGGTCAACGGCCGGCGCGAACTTGCGCGGTTGGTTCGTATCGAATGGCGTCACGAGGTCATCGCCGTAGAGGCGCTGCCATGCCTCGATCTCCGAGTACCACTTCGGCGTGTCGCACAGCATCAACCCGACGTCGTAGGTGGCGAAGGCATCGGCGACTGCCTGATGAACGTCCGTTCGATCGACCATCCACTCACTCGCACCCGGGTTGTCCGCCATCCACGCCACGAGATCGTCGCCGGATGGCTTCTCCCAAGCCCCGATGACGAACGAGTAGCCGTCCGGCAGGCAGCCTCGCAGCACGGTAGCGTCCTGCGAAATCGACCCGTCGAAGCCGAGGCCGATCCGGGTGCCCGACGGAACATCTTGCTCCGCGCGGCGCAGTTCCCACAGGCGCGGATCCACGGCCCGGCCGGCGCCTGACGTCCGGATGTTGAAGAACAGCCGGAGCGAGTCATCCCACGCGCTCGTCGGCTTCCGGATGTCGGCGACCAGGCGCCTCGGATTGATCCACGGGACATGCGCGTACACGTGGGCGAGCTCGGCCTCGAGGCGCTCGTCAGGCCACGACGGGTCTGGCGACGTCTGGGGACGCCGGGCGTGGTGCAGCACGCCTCGCGCGACGTGGTCGGGGTCCGACTGCTCGGCGACGGACTGCTGCCCGAGGACCGGCGCGTTCGTCGTCTCCATCGAGCGCCCGTTCATCTTCGTGAGGTTCGCCCGGATGGCCACGGCGAGGGCGGTCCCGCCGTTGCGCTTCGTCCAGAGCCACGTCTCGTCGAGAACGGCGTACACGATGCGCTGGCCGGTGCGCGAACCGCTCGAGGCGGTGACCGGCTCGAGCACGGCGGCCGGATAGTCACGGTGGTAGACCTTCGTCCGCCCGAGGTCGAGCCGCAGATCGTCGGCGATCCGGCCGCCGCGAGCGGCGAGCATCCCGTACATCGCCCCCCAGGTGTTGTCGGTCTGGTCCTCGGACACGGCGGCGATCTGGACCCACGGGATCGGTCGCCCGTTGGTGCCCCACGGGACCCCGACCGGCTCGCCGTCCGCGTCCCAGCCGTCGAAGCACACGGGGCCGGCGTACTGCTTGATCGCGCCGGACCCGGCGAACGGCGATTTCCCGAAGCCCTTGGCCTCCTCCTCGATGTCCGTCTGGTTGACATATTCGCCGGACACCGGGTCGAGCTCGTAGAACTCGACGATCCGGCGCGCCTGCTCGTCCGTGTAGACGAGAGGCTGGTCCTCGCGGGTCGGGTCGGGGAGGAAGCCGTACGTCCAGTCGAGCAGAAGCCATCCGAGCGAGGGGAACGGCTTCTGCTCCGTTGGCCCGCGCCAGCCACGCCAGCCACGGGCGGGCTTGCGACGCTCACGGATCTCAGGCGCAACGAGCGTCACGAGCCCACCACCTTGAGATGCGCGTAGCGACCGGCCGGCGTTGCACCCGATACGGGCCCGGCTCCTTCGTCAGGTGGTGACCACCGACGATCCTGCTGGCCCTTAGGCGTGATGCCGTAGGTATCCATCCCAAGACGGAGCTCGGTGGCTCGGACGAACTCGCCTCGTTCGACCTGGTCGTACAGGCGGATGAGCTGACGCAGACCGGGCAGGTCGGTCGGTGTCCAGTGAGCTGCGACCCACGACTTCATCCACGTGTCCCAAGCGTTGAAGGACGCGGCCATCAGGCCGTCCGGGGCAGGTGGAATCGGGCCATGTTGCCAGCCGATCCCGGGGATCGGTCGCCATTCCCCGCGACCGGGGACACGGTTCGATCGCCGCGCTGATGCCGCCTTGGGAGGTCGGCCACGACCGGCCATCAGCGGGGACCCCGCACATCTTCCAGATTCGCAGCGAACC